GGTTGATTTATCAACTACTACCCCAGTTATATTATATGGTTGCATAGTTATCATACAGTTTTACTTATTTTAGATTTAGTGGTTTCTAATTGAGACTGTATGTTATTGATAATTTGTTTAGTATTAGAAGCTACCAAATTTAAAGGAGTATTTGGTGCTGGAACCCCACCTGGATAGATCTGGTCAGTTTCTAAGACTGAAACTAGATTGTTTAATGTTTGGAGAAGTTGGTTAAATAGTTCTATAGTAGTATTTCCTAAAAGAAGAGGTTCTGTTGCGTTTTGATTTCCTAATCTAACATTTTGTGAGTCAATATATAAATTTTTAGAATTAACATTTGTATATTCTCCTACGGATACATTAAAACTTTTTTCTCCACTTATCAAAATACTATCAGTTTTAGCATTAAGTACTACTCTATCTGAATTGAGTAATATTTGGGGTGAGGAGAATGTTGATAAGGAAATAGGTCTGCTAGAAGGTGAAAAAACATTAAATTTATTATTCCAACTATTGTTAATAGGGAGTTTCTGGGTAGAAGTTAGGTAAATGGAAGATAAGTCTTGGTTTATGTTTTCAGTAATAGGAATCCATCCCTCTTGTGAAATATTTGGGGATTGACCATTTCTTAAAATCACAATAGGATCCCCATTTTGTCCTACTTCTGACCAATTATTCTTATATTCACTGTTAGATTTAGCAGTTGAACCAAATCTTAAACTATTACCCCACCTACCTTCATACAATACATCTCCTGCAAAGGGAAGGATGGGGTGGATGTTTGATCTTTCAATAAATGTATTTTGGCTTGGGTTAGATGGGCTATTTAAATCTATTTCTGTAGAACTGTCTGTTACTCTTCTAACTAACCCTCCCTCAACTTGTTGGTAATCTTGCTGTTGGGAAGGAGGTAGATTATTATTTAAAGGGTTAGGATATGCATTATGGTGAGGGTGATTCCATAAGCTTATTGAATTTATGTAATAATAATTTTTTGAACTTATATCATTTCCTATCCTAGAATTAGGTAATTCTAATAATACTACGAGTTCATTTACTAAAGGAAAATTCTTTTCTTGTGGGTAAAAAGGTTTGGCAAAAGAAGTATCTGAAGAGGAAAGATTTTCGGTTTCATAGATTATTATTCCTATACTATTCCATTCTCCTAATTCACTAAATAGTGGATGGTTTTCATCTAATATTATATCCTTAACTCTAGCTGAGAGAAATTTTATAGATGATAAAGAATTTGTAGGGAAGTTATTTTGGTTAGAAGATACTGAAGACAAATTCTTAACTAATCCTGAAAGGCCTGATTTGTTTATCATGAGAGCTTTTTAGGGGAGTTATTATTAAAATTTTCTATTTCATTAAATAGTTGTTTTTTTTCTTCTTCAGATAGACCAAAATCTTCTTCTACTTCTTTGCCTGTATTTAAAGCTCTTTGGATTATAGTGGCCATTTTAATTAATTGTTCATCATTTTTTAGCCCTAATTCCATATATTCTTTAATTAAAGGAACTATAAGGGTAGCATCACCTATATCATTTATAAGTGGTTTTAGTTCTTGAATCAAAGCAGAAATTTGTTCTTCTTTTTTCTTTTGATTATTATATATTTCCTCAAGGAGAGTGGAAAATTTTTTTCGCCCGAATATATTTTTATCTAAACTACTCATATTAAATGTTTTGTTTATAAATATACTCTTTATAATTCTTCGAAATCTACATAACCATTTTCTAAATAAAAAATATATTTTTCCTCAAAAATGTTTGATAAAGCATCAGATATTTTTGTTATTTTTTGAGTTTTAAAATCTCCTTGCTCACGAACATAGATATAAAGGGCTTTTTTATTAAATACATCTATGTGTTCTCTTTTTCTAAAAAGTTCTAGTATTGCATCTGCTACTTTAGCATCATTAGATTTTGGAAAAAAACTATACAGGTTTAGGTTAATATAATCAACAAAGTCATCTATAAAATTAGATAGTTGCTCATTATTAGGTAATTTAGAATCTATATTATATGAATAGTCTATAGACTGAGATAGGTCATCTATAGAGGAAGTATTAACTTTAGTATTATAGTTTTTAGTATTATAGTTAATTAACCATCGTTTGACAATAGTACCAAAATATGAATATGCTTTAGGAGGAGTTAAAAGTTTTAATTCTTTTTTACAATCTTCATTTACTAAATTTAAATATTCTTTTATAAAATCCTTAATTTGTTGTTGTGATATTTTATCGGAATTATTAGTGTACTTTAAAAATGATCCTTGTGGATATAAAGGGTATTGGGTGGATATTTTTTTATTTTGAATAAATTCTTCTTTTGAGAGGAGAGGAAGAGGATCATTTCCTTCTGAAGTAGGTGGGTTTTTTAGGTAATTTTCATAAGATACATTTTGATACTTATTATTAATTATTTTATTAAGTCTATCATCTATACTTTTACTGTGGTGGTATAAATGGATTTTACCTAAAAGAAAAACAATTATTTCATGTTGCAAATGTTCTAAATCCTCAACTTCAGTGTTATAAAATTTAAAAGTATGGATTATATTTTGAGTTAATTTAAAGAAGGGATAGTGAATTTCTTTTGAATATATTTTACTTCGTTGATGTGGACTTTCAGTTTTATTGTATAATAATATAGCATCTTCAGTCTCTTGAGTAAAATAATTTCTATTAGTTTTTTTTGAGGTGCTTGTCATAAATTAGATTATTTTTCAAGATTTTTTATCTTAAATTCATTTAATATTTCTTGAATATTTTTAACTTCCTCAAAAAAGAACCCAATCTCATCATCTGATTGGAATGAGCCTTTATGGTCAATCTCTTTTAATTTTTTATCTACAAATTCTATGATTTGGGAAATTTTGTCTAAATAACGGAGATACCCTATAAGAATATCTTCTTGTTTTTCGTTTTTTCTAAGAAGGTTAATGGTTGTAAATCCTAAGACTACAACCAAAACACCTAAAATAGATATGGCAACTATCATATTTTATCTAATAAACTTTTTAAACTATCACTCCCTACGGTCTTTAAAGCTTTATCTTTAGTAGGAGTCTTTTTATTATTTTTATCCAATGTAAAATTTTTCTTTTCACTAGGCACGGACTTTTCTTCCCCTCTTAACTTAGGTAACCATTCCCGTTCAAATTCAATACGTGCAGCCATTAAATCGGCTTGATGAAGGATAAAGGGTAATGAAGTTCTTGGTTTTTGTTCGGGCATAAATGAAAATAAATATTTCTTATTTCCTTCATCATATAAACCGTCATGGGTTTGAATAGCTACCATTTCATTAAAGGTATACTGTATTCCATGTGATTGGAGAAGATATAATCCTCTATCTGGAACTGAAGCAAACGGGACTTTTGAATTAAACATATAATCTTCTCCTAGTTTATCTCGCCTCCATTGATCTGTCTGAGGGATATAGGATTCATTAGATTCATCACCAATTTTACCTAGGTCATGGTTTAATGCAGAAAAAACTAGTTCCTCCTGGGTGAATGTAGACATATCACACCCTTCTTCCTCCCAGAGTTTAGATTGTTTTAAGGCACATCGTATAACTCTTAGAACATGTTCTACATATCCTCCTGGGAAAGCATTATGGTATTCTTTCTTATGAGCAGCAGGCATTAAAATAATTCTATCTTGATATTTGTTATAAAACTCTATTAATTTTTCTTTTCGAGGAGATGAAATATAATTATCTATATAAGATATCAATTCATTCCAATTGTCCTGGATTTGGTTTGGGGTTAATGTCATAACTTGTTTTGTTTTTATTTAATTTTCACGTTCGATTATAGATTGGAGATCCTCTGCTAATTCTTTAATCTCAAGAATAATATCTTGACTATTTTCAAAATTTCTATAGGATAACTCCATTCTTAACCTATTAATTTTATTTAATATACTTTCTATTCTTCGTATAGATAATTCTTTGTTTCTCATTTTATTTAGTATTTATTAACTTATTTATAATAAAGTTATAAAAAATCCTTGAGAGAATCAAGCATTTTTAAAAAGTTTTTTAATTGAAAGAAGAAGGGAACACTTTTCAAACTCCTCTAAATTTTCAAAATATGAAATAGTTAAATCACAAGCCCTAATAACCTCTTCTTCCTCATAGGGTTTTACACTTTCAACCCAATCTGGATCTTCAGGGTTAAAATCTTTAATCCAATACCAAGCCCTATTATACATTATAAACTCCCCAGCATTCCCAATATCTATCTTATTAGATCCTTCAAACATGTTAGATAATTGCTTTCTAAATAAAGTCCCATTGATTATAAGCTTAACAAACATTCCCATTTTATATCTTGGGGTATCTTTCCACTCTTCAATTTCTTCTTCCATTTTGGAAAGCTCATCCTTTTTACTATATAAGCTCCTATAAAAATTTTCTAAACTCATTCCGTTAATCTTAATTTAAAGAATTGATTTCACGTTCTAAAGAATTGATTTCTTGCTCTAATTCTAATAACTTAACTTTAAGATCTTCATACATTTTAATGGGATTTACAAAATTTGGGTTTGCAGGATGGTACGTCCAAATTTCCTCCAAAAGAGAAGAATAACTTATATAAGATAGCTTGGCTTTTTCTATTTCATTTTTTATTTTGTCGATATTCATAATAATAATTTTTTCCTATTAAAACCATCCCATAACCCCCACCCCCTACCTCAATACATATATACTAATATAATGTTCTATTATAAATATTTCTTCCCTACTTTCCTCACTATATCCTCAGCCTCTTGGATACTCACCATAAAAAATTCTCTATCTTTGGACACCCTACAATCTCCTAAAACCTTATGTATTTCCTTTTCAGCAGCCTCAGCATTAAAACACTTAAAAGCAAACTCAACCACAAACCCCGTGGGAACTCCTGTTCCTCGAGATAACTGCTTAGCTCTCACATCAGGATTTTTTTGAGTGGATCCTATTTTGAGTTGGTTAGGGATTGAGGGATTTGACAAAACATATACCCATGAGTCCCCATCACCCTCTCTATTGGAATAGAGGTCCAATTTTCTACCTGTATAATAGGTTACCTCTTCCCACCCATCAGAGCCTGGGTATTGTGGGTCTTGGGAAGGGGTTAAGGTAAAATACTTAGGTGGATTTGAAGCAAAGTCTTCCTTTAGAGGAATGTAATTTTGGGCTTCATGAGGGTCTATTCGTTTGATTGGAGCACTCATAGGTTATTGTTTTTTAGGTTTTAGAATCTTGTTTGAGTGGACATGAGTTTATACCATGGTAACCCGTTATGGTCTCTTAGGGCTGCTTTCCACTGTTCTTTGGTGTATTGAATACCATAGATGTAGTATTCTGCTTTGGATTCATCACCTTCGGGGATTAGAGCTGGGCCATCCCAACAATGAAGTTTTCCGTTAAATGAAACAGCTGTGGTTCCATCTGGTTTGATTAGTCTGCGGTACATTGATTTTTCTGCCATTTTATTTGTTTTTATTTATTTTCATATTTTGTTTGGTATTCCTCTTCGGTGAGTTCCATAGCATCATATACCCTTACCATGATATCCTTTATGTTTCTTTTTTTAACGTATTTAATAAATAGGATAGCACATGCTAACATAATACCCAAGGATAGGAAATCAAATCTGATATATCCCATAATGGTAAGGATTAATTCAATAATTCCTAATGATAATAATACTGTGAGTGTGTTGTCGATAATGGTAATTTCCTTTTCGAGCCTTTCGATTTTTTCTTTATTTGACATGA